AATAAGCTCATGCATTTTAGAACAGATTTCTTCGTTTAGTTCCTCCACCGTCACCTCCACCGATGAGGGCTGCTTGAGGGTGCGGATAATTTCTGGTATATGCTGCAAAACATCATCCTGAACGCAGTCAATAATCTCCCATCCTCTGTCGAATGTAATTGCTGTCGGCTTATCCGGCATCATTCCTGCCAGTTTCTCCAAAGCCTCAACCGCCGCCTTGTGTGTTTCAGTCATTTCGCCCCCATTAATTTCAATCCAGGTTCTGACTCCGCAATCAACTGCGCCTGCACAGCCCATTCATCGTGTATCTCTGCTTTGCGCTGTATCTCCATGCCGTATTCGATCACATCAACCGCATACGCTCCGATTACAAGCACGATGGATGCCAGTCCGCACATGGCGAGGAAGCTGAGGCCGTGGGTGAGGTCTTGTTTCATGACTTCACCGGAAGTTGGATGCAATGCGAATACTCTAAGGCGGAGATACCCCATTCCGCTATCCAGCCACTCCCGTCATCCTTCGCAATAATATTTTCCCATTTTGTAGCGCGCGCCTTAGCAGCTTCCTCTGTCTCATGGGTTCTTTTTGGTTTGTAGGTGCTGCCAGATTTTGAGAAGTACAGGTTCTGCCATTTGTCAGCTTTAATAGGGTCATCCATCCAGTCGTCAGGCTCGACAACTTTTCCGTTTTTCTTGATGATTTTTACAGGTACTTCGGTCATCCCATGCTCTCCATCTGCTTCGCTTGATCTGTGTAAAACCGTGATTTCTTCATTAGTTCGGTGGCGACGTACTGGTATGCGCTATGCCAGATAAATGTCTTAGGGTCTATGTCGGTGTAGAGTGCTTTCGCCGCCTTTTCGTATGCCTCTGCCCGTGCCTTGCTGCGCTCTATGCGGTCTTGGAGGTTCATACCTTGGTACTCCGCATATTCGCGCTCTGGGTCTGGTACAGGCTGGCAATCAGTTCATTCGCCGCAAACTGCGCCTTTACGCCCATTTCCTCGGATGCTGCGTTGATCTCCGCTTCCTTGGCGTTTCGGTACATAACCTCTGTAATTGCCTTGGCTTTCCGCGCATCGTAGCTTTTGCCTTCCGTCCGGTTGATGATCTCCGCAAGGAGTACCTCGGCAAGCCATTCTGCGCGGGCTGCTTTTTTCTTCGCGTTCTCGATCAGCTGCGGGTACTTGTGCAGGAAGTCCACCACGCGGTGAATGTCGTCCTCTTTGATTGGCTGGCTGTTGTGTCCGATTTGCATTTAATTCCCCTTAAAAAGTGTCCAGAGGGAGGGCAGGAGCATAAGCCACCGTGTACCCTCTGGACTTCACGGCGGTTATCTCGTTATCCAGTTCAGAAAATTCACCAAGTCGTCCGACCGCCCGTTTTTAAAGAGGAACACAATGTAATCGCGCTCCTGCTTTTTCTTGCGCCACTCGAACAGTAAAAACGTCGACTCGTTAAGTACCTTGTGCCAGAAACCCGCCAAACCTCTGTGTTCGTCCGAATGGTGCTTGAAACAAAGGCTGTCCGTGTAGCAGTCAACGGCCTTCTTTCCAGTCCCCGCGCTGTTCGTCTGCTTGGAGTTGTGGGCTGCGACAACATCACCTTGGCAATCACCCAGGCAAGAAGCCTCGCATTGTCCTTTACGCTTTTCATCAAGGTATCCTTTGTCTTGGGGTGGTTGCTTTTGGAACATCATGGAAGTAATCCCCTGCCAGCTTTCCGTTTAGAAAATCACTACATAAACTGAAACGGAATTTAAGGCCTTTCGATGTTGAGGGTTAAATGATTGGCAGGGGATGTTCGGTCAGAACGGAATAGGCTCCAAATCGTCAATAGATCCACTTGCCTGATCTGCCTGTGGTTCTTTTGCCTCCGCCGGTTGTACTGACAGGCTCAGGAACGCAACGCCTGATTTGCCAGTCTTAAGCCAGCCAGCCAGCTTGTATTCCTTGCCTTCCACGTTAATAGTTCCGGTGCGGTCAGGTGCGCTGTCCTTGGTCTTTTTGTTGTTGTGGAACAGTACGCCGCGATTTGTGTTGTCGTATGTCATTGATGTACTCCGTTGATTTGTTGTGCTTCAGGAAACTCTTTCTTACGTTCGTTGTATTTCTGCTCAATGTCCTGCCAATGATCTGGCTTGTAGGTTGCGCGGGTTTTCCATTGCTGAGCCCACACTTTTTTCAGGCTTTCCAAGTCCATTGCGCCATCCAGAGACCGCAGGGCTTGATTGTAGAATTCCTGTTCCTGACCTTCATCGATATGGCTGCGAATAGAGCCTCCTAGTGGGTGCGCTGTGTTGCTCTTTACCTCATGCGTTGTTGCGTCTGCGTCGTTATCCCCCTCGGTAGGGATGCAGAACGTCTGCATAAAGGCGTATTTCAGGGCTGCGCTCATGGCCTTGTTGGTTGCCTTGTCGCCGCTATCCATTGCCTCGCCGTAGGTTACGACCGCATGGGTAGAGCCATCCACAGCCGAAACAAAGTCAAAGCGCACTTCAACGGTCACATAGAACAGAGCCGTGCCTTTTTGGTTCGTACGCTCCACAACCTCGCGCTTGAGGACGTTGGGATATACGTTCAGGCTCGCATCTGCCAGCACAGGCGCAAGGGCGTTGTAAACATCATCGATACCCCTGAATTTGTAGCCCTGCTGCGAGTTGTTGCGGTCTTTGGAAATGCCGGTCTTGGCAAGCGCGGCCTTAACCTGGTTGACAGCTATGTGAACGTGCTGCGCTGTTACTTTCGGTTCGTCTGTTTTTTTCGCTTCTTTGGTCATTGTCTTTCTCCCATTCAATACGCATTGCAAAGCCGTTAGCCCCGCAGAATTGTTCGTCAAAGTCCCTATTGTTGATCTCTCGCTCTATCAGTCTCGCTATCTGGTTGTTGTCAATTGGATGCTCCCCTTTAAAAGCACCCCTCACACCGCCGTCTTTTAATTGTCAAACCAGAATACGCAGCGCACATCGTAACCGCTTGTCTCTAACGAGCGCATGGCAGCTAGTACGGCTTTGTAATCTTCAGTATCTCGGATAACTTTTCCTTCGATCTCGAAATTGATTGCCTTATCGAATTCGTCAGATGTCATCCATGACTCGCTGTGCCAATCAGGGCCGGTAACACGGGTCTTCTTTTCTTCGTCCCACCAACGCGACGAATTCTGCGCCACCCATCTTTCTGCGCTTTCTTTTGAACATGAATCTTCTTGGTCGTCTGCGTCTTCTCTGTCGCGTACATAAAGCGTGTAGGAGCCAACGGTTCTCCAGCCGATATCTTTGGGAATTCCGCGAGGCTCTACCTCGTGCTTTACTTCTCCGCCATAATTGCGTACGTCAGCCAACGCCGCAAAAACGCCATAGTGTCGAGTAAGATGAAACTCCTGACCAAGATTGCGCCAGTTACCTAATTCCTTACTTTTGTATTCGACAAAAAAATGAATATCGCAGCCCATGTTGTAATTCCTTCTTGTTGGTTATTCGAAAAAATCAAAGCCCCTTCGCCGGTACAGGGAACGTCACAACATTCGCCCCGCTTCTACGCTCGTTTGACTCGCGGATGATCTGCGTAACCTCGTCGCTGCCAAGCCACTTCACGTTCTTTGTGGGTTGGGTAATCATCGCCATGTATGCGTCGTGCAAGTCCATTTCCATCGCCTCTGCTGCTGTTGTGTCGGTGAATTTCATGAGCATTAGGACACCCACCGATATCCCTCATCGGGGACTTCGCCTTTTGTTTCTTCTGGCTTGATTTCATCTGCGCGGATAACCAGAACATCCGATTTTTCCAAATACTTCGCCAAGGTCATGTATTCGCGGAAACCGTATTTCTTGTCTTTTTCTTCTATGTATTTCTTGCCGTCATGGTGACACCCGCGCTCAAAGCCTGTTGCCTGTTCAAGCGTTTCTTTTTCGTCGATTGCATAATCATCACCGCAGCATGTGCATGTGACGCGCTCTGGGTTACGCCCAAAGCGATTGTAGAAAAACACCTTTGCCTTATCCTCTGGCAGTTCAACGTAGATGTATTCGTAGGGCTTAACCTTTGCGCTGCCGCCCGAGTGCATATCCATGAAACGTGTCCACATTTAAACGTATCTCCCCATCTGGCTCATCGCGCGTTGCTGGCCGTAAAACTCTCTCGCCGTAATTCCATCTTCTTCGTCACACTCAATAACCCATTGCTCGTAGCGCATAGGACGGAAGCCGTTGTAAACCCCGTTGCGGAACAGGAAGCTGCGGAGATAGTCGAGGTATGATTGGTAGTGTGGGTGCGCTTCTTCGAAATAGCGGCGCTTGCGTTTTGGCTGATCCACCGTGTCTGCTCCTGTGTTGTTCTCTGTATCCCTGAGAACAATGTATCTAAACTGGAAACACAGGTCAACAAGAAAAATGTCCTAAATGGAAACATTTTATTCCTGTTATTTTTCAATGATGGTAGAATCAGGAAGTGGCTTGGCAGGGGCTTTTTGTTTATTTTAGAGTTACATAATTCTGGGGCTTGCAATGAAATCAGGAATCAAATATCCAAGGACTGTGGCAACCCGTTTTAAAACAGAGAAAACGACATCCATTACCATCGTCGGCACGTTCGACGAGGCTATGGACGTTCTGCGATGGGTTCCGCTTAGGCTTGATATTACGCTGAAGATATGGCTGTCTCTCCGTGACCCGGAAACTGACAAGAAAATAGATTACCAGTTGCCGGTACTGACGCTAGATCGCGGTAAAGAGGCGAGGGGCATCGTGGAAAAGCTGCACCGCCAATCCAGATTGCTCACCAAGGAATATAATGATGTTCAGGCGCAGCTCGACCGCATCGAAGCCTTACTAGACAAGCGTAAGTAATCTCAATAGCAATTCGTATATGTCTGCTGGCCGCGCATCTGCGTCACCCATGCATGTATTCTATTCTATCCATCTTGCGCTCTAGAACCATGCCAACCTGATAGATGCTATATGCGATATATCCCGTGCAAACTACCATCATCCATTTTAGCTGGGTTATTTCGCTAGCAGCATTATACTCTGAATATGCCCACATCCAGACGAGGGCGCATAGCCACAGGATTACCGCGCCAACTGCTATGTAGAGTATTGTTCGCAGAATGTGACCAATTGCCGAGCCAAAGTAATCGGATTTAGCCAAGCGGTAGAAAAATTTACACGCCGTGACCGCTACATAAATGAATAAAGCTAATAGAAGAAGCCACATAAAAACCTACTCCGATCTACCAATAACGTAATAAATGGCGCGTACTGTTGATTTTTTAATGCTGAATGTTTTCTTTGGGTTCAGCTGAGCCACTTTATACTCAGTAGCGGTCTCGCCAAGATAACGCTTAATCAGCATATCGCCATCTTCGTCAAGAACGATGACACAGTCTTTGCCTGGAATGCACGGCTTGTACGGGTGTATCTCGGCCTTTTCGCCGTCAAAATAGCGTTCTTCCATACTTGATCCGCGAATTAATACTTTAAAAGCGCCCTTAACACCTATTAACGCATCTGGCATTTTGTCCCATCCGATAATATTCCCATCAGAATGATAAATACGATCATTCGAGCCAGCACCGGCTGGGCCATAAACTGGGATTAATTGATGTCCTATAGACGACACCATATCGTGATTCACTTGGCGAGAATGTGAAGAAATTTCTATTTTATTGTGCAAATTTGGAGCAGAAGCCCTGCCAAGTAGCTGGTCGCTCGTAACGTCTAGGGCTGCGCACAGCTTGTCTATGTAGTCCTGTGTAAGTTTTGCAGTACCGCGTTCAAGTTTGCTCATCATGGCGCGTTCAACGCCTATGAGCTTTCCTAAAGCTTCTCCGCTTAACTTCTTGGATTTACGTAGTTCTTTTATTTTATTTGCCATGCTTCATTTTCCAAAATTTAGTGGAAACAAAAAAGCGCCCATAGTGGAAACATCGTTATTGACTAATGTTTCCAGTTCAGATACTTTTTTTAGTTATGAAGCAACTCGACACATGGATGACTGAAAACAACGAGACCGACGAAAGCTTTGGACAGCAGATCGGTCGTTCGCGCTTGCAGGTATTCAAGTATCGGCACGGCCTTGCTGTACCTCGGAGAGATGCAATGGAAAGCATCATCGAAGTAACAAAAGGCCAAGTAACGGCATCAAGTTTCTACGCCTAAGTCTGGACTGCAATCCTGACAAGGGCAAGGCTAGCAAGCGTCCACTAAGAGACGCGGATAAGACCCCAAAGGGGCATCATCTATTACGGCAATAAGGGACATTTTGGAAATCGGCAAGACTTATCCACACTAACCACGCCGATTTATGGAACACAACACGCCCATTACGTAAACAAACGGGCAACGACTATCTGGGGAGATGGGGAAATGATTGATTTAGACGATGACGGTTATCCGACTGAAGAAAGCCTAGCGCAGGTTAAAAGCCTAAATTCCAAAGACGCCGAAAGCTTTTTGGTTAATACGCTGCCGACTTTAGATCTGCCGTATTTGGTGGTCACTAAATCGCTAGTTCCAAGCAAACACTTCCGAAACAAAAGTCTCATCATCATCGAATTCCACACGCAGGGCTGGTCAGGAAACGAAGACCTGATTGCAGCTATGGAGGCTAACCCGTTTTTGTCCATGCGCCTGTCTAAATGGGAGCGCGGTGGTCATTGGACATACGAGGTGCCAGCATGACATTCAATTTCATCCGCGAACCGCAATCCATCCGCATCACAATCCGCTGGCGCAAGCCCCACAAGTGGAACATGCGCTATGTGGGGGAGAGGCTGCGCGAGGCGAAGGCACGGCTGCATGAGGCTCTTTGGCGGGAGGTGAATGACTGATGGCTGAAATTAAAATCACCCAGTACGAAGAAAAAATACAGAAGATGGTCGCAAAGCATTTCCTTGCTCTTGAGTCTGCACTGCAAAACTTCACGTTTTTCTCAGTACCTGGCGGCTCTATCCGGTTGCCTATTCACATCGCAAAACGCTGCAAGGATATGGGCGTGAGGGCAGGGGTGCATGACCTGATATTCCTCGGTGAAGGCGGCAAGATAATCCTCATAGAACTGAAGGCGTACACGGCTGGCAATGGCGCATCTGTACGCGACCTTTCGCCTAAACAAGAGCTATTCCACGGCATCGTGACCCGCCTTGGCTTTGCATCCTACACAATTCCCGCGAAAGACGGGTATGAGGCTATCCAACGGATAGAGAGCGTACTGAAGGTACATGGGGTACTGACGGTTTAACGAAGGAGAGAGACGATGACTACCGCAAAACTTAAGAACGTGAAGGTTCAACCTAATGGTCGTGTGTCTGGCCAGATTTACGGCGACACGAAAGGCCGCTTTCCTGACGGCGAGTGGATATCGACAAGCCCTGTCCAAAAGATTGTCACGTTGAATTCAGAATACGAAATCGAAAGTTTCCAAGAATAGTCGGCAATATCAAAGAAAGCGAAGCACCCTCCAAGCCAACGCAGAAGTGGCAGGCGGGTTTTCTGGGGAGAGTTACGGATGAAGAAGAAATACGAATTTAAGTTTGATTTTGCTGAAAAGGACGTGGAGAACGCCCTGATAAGCAACATGGATGGCTATCTTGGTCTAAGGTTCATCAGAAGCCAATGGAACACGCCAGCCGGTGTAATTGAGATTATCGCCAAATCCGAAAAGGTTGATGGGCGTTACTTTGTCATTGAGGTGAAGAAGGGAAAGATCGACTCCCATGCCTTCTGCCAAGTGCATCGCTATGCAACATATCTAAACCATGCCTACTCAAAGGAAGGTAAGCGGCATTTCATCCCCATGCTGATTGGTGACGAGCTGGCAGATGAGCTTGAAAAATGCGTGAAGTACTACGATGTAGAACACCCTTATGCTGAATACGGTTGCACATACTATCGCATTTTCAATTTAGACATCCATAAGGGGCTTCAAACAAACTTGGCGAATAAGGCTCAAATCGAATACGAGCGCCATGTTTTGGGGGCATGGTCTTACGTCACGGATCTTCAATTTAAAATTTACCAGCTAGAGGAACAGCTTGAAAACGCGCCTTTCAAGTATGACGTATTCATCGCCAAGCAAGAGATGCTTCTGAGCGACGCACAAAAGGCCGAAGAAGCCAAGAACGACAACCGCTACAAAGGAAAGTTGGCATCCAATGGATAGGCTTTTCCGCATCGACTTCTACCCGCAGGACTGGATTCTGGACACCGCAAGGTTGAACCCAGAGCAACGCGGTATCTACATCCAGATAGTGTCACTCATGTATGCCGGTCGTGGCGCGATTGATAACAACCCTACTTGGATTGCCGGTGTCTCTGGATGCTCTGCGCGACTGGTCAAAAAGGTTTTGGCTGAACTCGCTCAACTGGAATTCGTCACTATTTGCGGCTCGAAAATCACTCAGAAACGAGTCGAGGACGAGCTGAACAAGAAGCGAGAACACCTCGAAGCTTCCGCGAAAGGTGGTCGAAAAGCTGCTGAAAAAAACGCGATCGATAACGATAACAATAACTTGGCTGTTAGTGAGGTTATTGAACCACTACATAGCTCGATAGCGATAGCGACAGCATCCCCGAAAGCAACAGCGTCTAATCCCCCTGTAAGTCCCCCGATGTTCGAGGAGTTTTACTCAGGGTTTCCAGCACAGCGTCGTGGCGGTAGGAAGACGGCTCTGGCTGCATGGAAAGCGGCTATCGAGCGCGGAGCAGACCCGCAGGAAATCCTCGCTGGCATGTACCGCTACCAGAAAAGCGACGAGGTGGCGAAGAAGTACGCCAAGGGAACGGCTGCATGGCTGAACGATGACCGATGGCTGAACGACTACTCCCCGCCAAAGTCCGACCGGAAGAAAACCGCCTTTGAAGAAAACATGGACGCAGCACGAGAACTGATTGGAGGCCGAGGATGAACCAGCTAACCGTTTTAGAACCCCGCGAAAAGCCCCTGACCGTGGAAGCATTCGAAAAGATCGAGGAAGTCCTGCACCGCCACTTCGAGGTGAAAACCCTGACCGCAGCCCAGAGCGTTCCCAAGGTGGACATTAACGGCGAGATTTACGGTTGGGAAATCCGCGCTGTACCTGTGGGTGTCGGCATCAAAGCCAAGGGAGAGGTGGATACGCGGATTGTGGATGCGGTGCAAAGACCGGCGACAAAGGCGGCAATCAACTTCCACCTGACGAAGCTATCAGCCCACAAACGCACCACACAGGGCGGCATGGCGTTCAAGATCATCCTTTCCGACGCGGAGAGGGACTTGGAAGGCTGTTCAGAATGGGCGGTGATGAAGGCCTACGACAAGCTGAGAAACGAACCAGGCGACTTCTTCCCGAGCCTGAAAACGATTGTGGACACGGTGAAGTGGTTCGACGCGGGTGCAAGGTCGATGGGCAACACGCCTGCAAAGCATACTCCGCTACCTGTGAAACCGAAGGAAGACCGGACGGAAGGCAAGTACCGCGTGGCAAGCGTGATGCACAAAGCCGGTATTCCACATGACAAGGAGTTTTGCAGGGAGTGCGTGGCATGAGACCGCCAAACAAAGGCTGGCATCTTGAATGGTCAGCCCCCGAAGTAGAACTAGCCACGATGTGGGAGCGCAAAGGCCACACCAAGGAGAACATCGCCAAAGCCCTGACGGTGATATTCGGAAAGAAGCGAAGCCGTAACGCGGTTATCGGGAAGATGTACAGGGTTAAACGAGGCAATCATGGAAAAACCTAGAATCAAAATGAAAGCATGGCGTGAAATCCATGAGAGGGTCACGTTACGCGGCAACGGGTTTGTAGCGACAGTATGGTTGCCATTGAGTGGGGCTAAACAAACACGAGGAGAGAAGTGATGAGTGAAGGTTCTGTTTTAGTAATTTTGGTTCTGTTGTTTGTCGGGTGTATTGCCCTGATGGTGGTAGGGGAGAAGGATTTCAACGTGAAGATGGAAGCCCTGCACCAAGATTGCATGGTTTCCAAAAAAGACAAATTCTACTGCGACCAGCTCGTTGAGGATCGCAGGGCGCGTCACCGGATGGAACTGACTGCAGCTTTTGCAATCGGTGTATTCGCTGCAAAGAGATAACAGGGTTAAACGGAAGGGAGAAGGATGATGGCCGACAAATACAGCCGGACGCATGAGCTAAAAATCCAGCAATGCTATCTGGACAACATAATTTCAGGCCGCAAGCGTTTTGAAATTCGCCAGAACGACAGGGATTACCAAGTTGGGGATTACATGCGCCTGCAAAATCCTGAGAAAACGATGGGGGTGTTTTGCAAAATTATTTACATCTCCAGCTACGCGCAAAAGGAAGATTACGTTGTTATCGGTTTCACGATTGGCGAAGAACAGTAACCGCCCATAAGAGGGGCAAGAGGAGATGGGGATGAGCAACAGCCTAATTAACAAAGAGATGCTAACCAAAGCATTAAAGGCACATATTCTGGCCGATTGCGAGAAAGCAGCGGAAGAAATCATAGCCACGGCGGTCAAGCAATACGAGGCAAAAATCCGAGCAGTAGTTGCGAAATCTGTTTTAGCCGTAATTGAACGCAGCTACAGCATCGAAAGGGACGACGAGCATTTGGTTATCCATGTAAGGCAAGAGTCCAAGCCATGACCACCTATTCAGACGAGGAAGTGAGAGAGGCTATTAAAGACCTTGAAAAAAACTGCTCTGGAAACGTGTTTTATTCACCAGTTACATGGGCTGCATCCCAATACCTGAAGCAGAAGCACCAACAGTCACAACCTGACGAGCCGAGAGACAGCGGATACTACGGCGACAAATAACAAAATAACCACGGGGAGATCACAATGAAAGACGGAGATGGATACGGGGAGCGACTAAAAGACCCTGTTTTCTGGATGGGGTTCTGGGCATGGCGCAAGACGGTCGAGGTAAAGAGCAAGTTTCAACTGATTAGCTATAACGGCCATTTGATTGGCATCACGGTGGGGGCATAAATGATTTCAGATTACGGCACAGAAGAATCCCGCAAACGGGCAAACGAACGGGTATCAGGCTGCATGGTTATCCAGAACCGAGGGGCTACGCAGGGAGGTCAGGTTATTTCTACGGGTATTTGCAACGCCGCGCCCGATACTTTGGAGATGATGTTCTTTAAAGGCCATTTGCGGGGCAAAGGAGAGTCGCTGAGTGATGCGAACCGCCGCCGAGACAACGGACGCGCATTTCAGGAGATACGCGCTGTATTCGCTTCTAAAGGCAAAGAAGCGGCAGCGGCACTTTCGACCTATCGCCAGATGGTCACGCTGGATGGGCATATCGGCTCTGCGCTCGATATTGCCGAGACCCATTACAACGATACGCTGAAACTTTTTGAACCGCACCACCGCCGCATCATTCTGGCCGTGCTGATTGACGACAACATGATCGTCACCAGTTACGGATTGGTGTGCAAATTGCTGGATGTGTTGCCCAGAAAGATGGAGCAGGCAATGGACGGGATTTTGCAAAGACTGAAAAAAGATTCAAAATGAATCACTTAGCAGAAAGTCAAGAAAATGCTTGCAATTTGCACGAAAAAAGAGCACACTATTACCAGTGCTACAATTGCGTCTAAAATCTAGCACGTAAGTTTCGCAAGCCCGCCAAGCCGTAAAAAGCTGGCGGGTTTTGCATTTCCAATAGACGCTGATAAGCCTCTTAACAATGCTCAAACCTTCAGCGCATTAAACAACACCCAAGAGGCCGCTTAACAATGCGTCTTGGGTCATAGATTTGCTATCGGCGTGGAAGGACACACGCGCAGCACTACCCCAGCATGATTAGGACTGGGACAAAGCAGGTATCAAGCCCTGCATAGCAAATACACTTACCCCTGTGTGGATATGTGAAAGCTCCCGAACAGGTTATCTCCATCCCACCTATCCCCATAGGTATCGCCCCTGTTCAGCCTTAAAGAAGCTGGATGGGGGTTTTTTCTTTTAACGGATTCAAAACAATGAAGAAAAAAGGCAAAGGCCGTGGCCGAAAAGGATGCTGACCATCCTGTAACGCTATGCCCAACGAAATACCTGGAGGGCTACGCGTTCACCCCATTCATGGACGAGTTTAAGAAGATCGACGCGGATGGGTGGTTTAGACAGCAGAAGATCCGGCAACTGAGAAGCAACCTAAACAAATAACCCCATAACCAGAGGACAGCCTGCCAAGTGTCGAAAGACGGACGGTGGCTGAGTAACTGTGACCAAAATTCAAAAACATACGGTTGATAACAATGGCTTTTAAGCCCGGAGAGTCTGGCAATCCCGGAGGCAGGCCGAAGAAGTCAAACGCGGCAGCTATCGAAGCGCGTAAGCACTACATGGCAGCTATCAACACCCACATTGCCAACCTCGGGGATGAAGACCCCAACGTGCGCCACAAGGCAGCAGAGGCATTGCTGGATAGGGGATTTGGCAAGCCGCAAGAATACATCGAGATTGAAGAACAGATACACGCCAAGCAGGTTTCAGACGACGTTGTGTTCCAACGCCTGATGGAATACGGCATCGACCCGCAGCTGATCGTCAAAGCATTTAGCGATGATGAACCTGGAGAAAGCTAAGGCCTACGCGGAGTGGGTAAGATACAACAAACTTAAATGGATGTTCCCCGACAAAGGGGTGTTTTCGCGCCACGGATACGCCAAGCATCTGGAATTCTTTAAGGCAGGTTCGGAGTTTAGAGAACGGCTGTTCAGAGCAGCTAACCGTGTTGGTAAGACCGAAGCAGGGGCATACGAAGTCGCACTACACCTTACAGGGCAATATCCTGACTGGTGGGAAGGTAAGCGGTTTACGAAGCCTGTCAACGCTCTGGTGGCTGGCGAGACCGGCAAGCTTGTACGGGATTCAATCCAAGAGAAGCTCTTAGGCTCGCCTAGTGATTGGGGCTCAGGGCTTATCCCGCGTGAGACAGTAATTGAACAAAGGCCTAGGGCTGGTATCGCTGACGCAATCGACGTTGCGCGGATACAGCACGTAAGCGGCATTTCTACCCTACAGCTACAGAGCTTCGACCAAGGCCGTGAAGCGTTTCAGGCTACCGCAAGGGATGTTATCTGGCTGGATGAAGAACCGCCGATGGCAATCTACACGGAAGCCCTGACACGAACGATGACGACCAAGGGCATAGTCATGACGACCTTTACCCCGTTGAAGGGTATGTCGGAGACTGTTCAGTTCCTTGATAGCAAGTCCAAGGACGGCAAGATCAGCCTGATTACAGCGACTTGGGATGATGCGCCGCACCTGTCTGAAGAAGATAAGGCAGAGATGATGGCAGCAATGCCGCCTTACATGCGGGATGCGCGGTCTAAGGGCGTTCCTGCGCTTGGGTCTGGTGCGATCTACCCTGTACCGGAATCAGAGATTGTCGTGCCTCCTATGCCTATTCCTGCGCATTGGAAGCATGTGTACGGCATGGACGTTGGCTGGAACAACACGGCAGCGGTATTCGCAGCAATCGACCCTGATAGCGGAATAACCTACATAACATCGGATTATAAACGTGGCCAATCAGAACCCAGTATCCACGCAGCAGCTATTCTGCAACGTGCTAAAGGCATCGGTAAGCCGGGGTGTATTGATCCAGCGTCTAAGGGACGCTCGCAAGCAGACGGCCAGCAGCTCCTCACTATTTACCGACAACTGGGACTCAATGTCGCAGAGGCAGACAACGGAGTAGAATCCGGCCTTTACACAGTCTGGCAAGCCCTGACATTAGGCAAGCTGAAGATATTCAGCACCTGCACAGCATTACTTGACGAATACAGGATATACCGCCGCGACGACAAAGGGCGCGTGGTCAAAGAGCATGATCACATCATGGACGCTTTGAGATACCTCGTCGTCACCGGATTAAACATCGCCGCATACGAAACCGAACAGAAGAAGCCAGACCCGTACAAGCAACGCGGTGGCTCAGCAACATCATGGATGGGTAGTTAATGAAACTTAACAAAGAAGCCTTGAAGAACATCACAATTCAGGCATTCCGCGCAATGCAGGCAGACGACAAGCGCAATGCAGGACATGCCCCAGAAGTTTTCAAAGACAAAGTATGGGAACGGAAGATCATCAATTTTACCGCCATTAATGGATCTGCGCCCGTTGGTGTTCTCGCGCTAGACGACGGTAGCGACTACCGACTGATGATCGCCAAAGGTTCCGATGCCTATGCGCAGGTGGTGAACTAATGGACGATAAACAACAGCAAACGGAAATGGAAGCGCAGGGATACCGTTTCGTTACTAAGAACATTCTTCACGAAGGCAAAATGTGTGAATACGTCCAAATCGATGGAACAGACGCTGGCGTGCCTTTTTACGTCACCACGCTCCCTGAGAATATCAGCCATGCCATGTACGCAATTAAGACAAAAGCATACATGCATGAAAATGCCAAGGTGGTGAACTAATGGCATTTGACGTTAAGGACGCGCTCGAGGCGTTCGACAAGGACAAGTCAGACTGGAGCGAGATTTACGAAGCTGCCCGAAATGACCTCCTGTTTTACGCTGGCGACCAATGGCCTGAGAACGAAAAGAATAACCGCATCAACCTGAACCGCCCCGCGCTCGTGATTAACCGCCTGCCGCAGTTTGTCCATCAGGTTTGTAACGATATCCGGATGAATACCCCGACGATCAACCCCATTCCGGTTGATGATAAAGCCGACGAAGAAACGGCAAAAGTCCTCAAGGGGATGATCAAACACATTGAATACAACTCTAATGCGGATGTTGTTTACGACACGGCAGCTGAATACGCAGTTAAATGCGGTATTGGGTTTATCCGTGTAGATCACGCATACGAGACAGAATACGGCTTTGATCAGGAGATGATCATGCGTCCGGTTCACAACCCTCTGGCGTGCTTCCTTGACAGCGACAGCACCGAGTGTGATGGGCGTGATGCTAAGCGTGCGACCGTGCTGGATACCCTGTCAGAAGAAGCATTTGAAAAGCTTTACCCTGGCTTTGCAGCCGTGTCCTTTGGAGATCAGGCCGTGACTCGTAACATCGGCAACGGCAATGCTGTGACCATCGCGGAATACTTCTGCATGGATGAGGAAGCCCGTAAGGTCGCCCTGATGGAAGATGGCTCGATGGCCGACTATCTGGGCTCTATGGATGGCGTTCGTTCCGTCCGTACCATGAAGAAGCGCAAGATAAAGCGTTACAAGCTGTCAGGTCAGGATATTCTGGAGGAAACCGACTTCCCGGGTATTTATATCCCGCTTGTTCCCGTATATGGCGAGCAGGTCTGGGCAGATGGTGAACGCCGCATATTCTCGCTTATCCGTCAGGCAAAAGACGCGCAACGCCGTTACAACCATTGGGCATCCAAAGAGACTGAGCTGCTGAGCCAAGCACCTATCGCGCCTTGGATGGCTGCTGCTGGCCAGACCGAGGATTTCGCGGATGATTATCGTAACCCCGAACGCGCAACCGTACTGCGCTACAAGACCACAGACGCATTTGGCAATCCCTTGTCGCCTCCGCAACGTGTTCAGCCTCCCGTCATTCCTCCCGGCTTTGTCAATGCCATGCAAGGCGCGGTTGAGGACATGAAGGCCACGATGGGCATCTATGATGCATCCCTTGGAAGGCAGTCTAACGAGAAATCCGGCGTTGCTATCCAAGCACGTAAGCAAGAGGGCGATGTAGCTACATTCCACTTTGGAGATAACCTGCGCCGTTCCGTCACCCAAGTAGGCCGCATTCTCGTCAACGCAATTCCCAAGGTCTATGACACACAACGCGTTATCCGCATCATCGGCGATGAAGAAAAGCCGGAGATGGTCGGCATTAACGGCAAGATGATCGAAGGCCAAGAGCGTCCCTATAACCTGACCGGCGACAATGCTGGCCAGTACGATGTGCGCGTGACTACAGGCCCAAGTTTCACCACCCAACGCCAAGAGTCTGCCGAGATGATGGGGCAACTTATCACCCAGAACCCACAGCTGATGGGCGTGTTCGGTGATTTGTGGATGAAGAACACCGACAACCCCGCAGCCGAAGCTATTGCCGAGCGCATTAAAAAGACCATCCCGCCTAATCTCCTTGACGAAGAAAACCCCGACGATCCCGAGAAGCAGCAAATGCGTCAGGTCATCCAGCAGGGCATGGCGAAGATGCAGGAGATGCAACAAGCCATCGCGCAGTATGAAGCGGAACTCCAGAACAAGGGCAAGGAACACGAAATCAAGATGCGTGAGCTTGACCTGAAGGACAAGGAACTTGCGAACAGACAAGGGGAAATCGGGGTGCAGGCGTATCAAGCAGAAGCCGCTAACCCGAATGCCGAAGATGTACTCCCCGCAACTCCCGAGAGAATGCAGATCCGCGAAGCCGAGAAACAGGCAGAACGCGAATTCTTCGCCACGCTCACCCAAGGGCTGATGGGGCAGATCGAGAACCTGACCAATGCGGTTAACAAGCCTAAAGCAGTTGTACGCGATCCGCAGACTGGCAATATTTTGGGTGTTCAGTAATCATAGGAGATTTGAGTGGAAGACAAGATTGATAGCCAAGACCAGATCAACTGTGGCGCAGTCGTAAAACCATCCATGGACGACAGCATGAAAGCACCGGCCATGACTCTGGTATTTGACTGCTACGACAGCGAAGGAAACCTGAAATGGCACGAGGAAACGCATAACCTTGTAATGACGGCAGGAAAGACCGATATCGTTGATAAGTACCTGAAAGGGTCTTCCTATACCGCAGCTTGGTATATGGGATTGAAAGCCGCTGGCACTATCGCAGCAGGTGATACGCTCGCATCTCATGCGGGATGGACTGAAAGCACGCCTTACGCTGGCAACCGCCCTGCCATCACATGGGGTACGACTACATCAGGCAGCAACACGGCTACGGCTGTGTCATATAGCATCAACGCAACAGCAACGGTCGCTGGAGCATTCTGCTGCACGGTTAACACCGGTACGTCTGGTGTCTTGTATAACGCGACAGACTTTTCCGCATCCCGTGGTGTGGCTTCCGGTGATACGCTGAACGTAACGGCTACTATCTCGGTGTCCTAATGCTCCAAGGTGGTGTTTCCGGTTTCAACTTCATAGCAGGTAACCTTGTCGGCGTGCGTCCTGCTGGTGCGAACCAAGGCGTGTCTCTTACGCCAGGTAACAACACCTATGGCAGCTATGTCGAGGTCGTTTCTGATACGCTGATTACGCAGGACTGCTACGGCATTCTCATCAATATCAACTCTGGCGCGACATCTGCAGCCGCCAAGGACATGATTGTTACAATTGGCAAGGATGAATCGGGCGGGACGTCGTATTCAGACTGGATCAGCCATCTCTACGCGAGCTGTTGCTCCCCGATGAACGTCAACTTGGGCGGCGCATGGTATTATTTCCCGCTCTACATCAAGAACGGGACGGCACTCGCCGCGAAGGCAAGTGTTAACAACGCTACTGTCGGCACCGTTCGCGTCAACATGTGGGTGTTTGGCGCACCGGATAAGCCGCACAACCTGCGCGTCGGTCAGGGCGTTGACACAATAGGCGCTACGACTGGCTCTAGCGCGGGTACGTCAGTTACGCCCGGAACGACGGGCGAAGGTACATGGACAAGCCTTGGTTCAACTACGAAAGACTGCTTTGCATGGCAGTCAGGTTTTGGCATCAACAACGCAACGATTACCGCGCTGACGTACTTCTTTGACATCTCCGCTGACAACAACGGAACGACACCGAACCTTATACAGATCGACAACATGGCAGTCGGAACAACGACAGAGCAGCTATCTTTTACCCAATGGCCTGCGTTCAAGGAGGTCAAATCTGGTCAGACCATATACGGTAGGGCGCAATGTTCTGGTACGCCCGTAACCGGATGTTCAATGATCGCTTACGGAGTTTATTGATATGGCTATTGGATCATACCAAGCAGGCACAGCGACAATAGGTACATCCGAATACAGTTTAACTGGTGCCACTACGACGGGTGTTCCGCTTATAGATGGAACAAACGGATTTTACCAGCTTTTCGTTGATTTTTCAGATATGGCTGCTGGCGATCAGTTTCAGGTGAAGCTCTACGAGAGAGTTAACGCAGTAACGCAAGCTTTATCTGAAACATGGACATTTACTGGTGTTCAGGCAAAGCCGATTGTTGCCTTTCCTGGGCTTATCCTTATCGACGGATGGGATATGACGATCAAGAAACTTGCTGGAACTGACAGATCAATCCGGTTCGACATTCGTCAGGTGACGTAACGTGAGTTGGCTATATCAGCCATTCCCGTTTAGTACATCAAGCGGCACGACTTACAACGACACGATATCTGACAGCGTAACTGGCGCAGATGCTATTGCCGTGACTGCTACCATGGCTTCCGTGCTATCGGACGGTGTAACAGGAGCGGCAACATACGCAGCGGCTGCCACATTCGTTGCATCGCTTACTGATTCAGTATCGGGTGCAGACGCAATATCTGGCAGCATCTTAATGCTGGATAGCATCTCTGATGCTGTTACGGGTTCTGATGCGCAGACAGCGACTGCAACATACAGACCCACGTTTTCAGGCGCGGTGACTGGAGATGATAGCCTTGCGGTAGCTGCTGCATTTGGCGCAACTGTAAACGATGACATTCTGTCGGATGACGCATACTTAGCCGGTAACACGGCAGGCGTGACGATTTCGGATACTTTGGTAGGCGCGGACGCTCTATCAGACGAGCTTATCCCGCAGGGTGATGATCTTATCCTGCTGGGCGGTAAAGCGTACCTCTATGCATCGCCTTGGCAAAAGCACAAGAAAGAGATTGAGCAACGGGAAGAAGAAACCGCCCGTAAGCTTGCACAAGCTGAACACCAGTTAGAACTGAAACGCGCCGAAGCACGGCAACGCGCTGACGAGCTGCGACAAAATGAAATTCTAGCGCAGGAGCTTCACCAATTAGAAGTCTCCATGATCGCGGAAATCAACCGCCTTTTAATGGAAAGGGCGGCATTGGTACGGCGAATTGACGACGAGGAGGCTGCTTTAGTCCTTCTCCTGTCGATGCCGTTTTCATCCTAACCCCATAAGGAATTCTAATGGAGAACAATCAACCCGCAGGCGCGGGTGCGATGGACGCTGCTATTGCAGAAGTCGCGCAGACCGCTGCCACACCCGAAGTAGAAGCCCCTCAAGAGGTTGCGCAGGAACAAAAGCCTGAAGTTGACCACACACAGGAGGAGCTGAAAAAGCTTCGTAACGCCCTTGATCGCAAGAACAGGGAGATGGGTAAAAAGACCGCGCAAAAGCACCAACTCCAGCAGGAATTGGAAACCTACAAACAAAAGCTTGCGCAGTACGAGACGAAAAACCCAAATGCAACTTTCCCGCCTCAGCCGACGCTGGAACAGTTTGGAAGCGATTATGAGGCATACAAACGCGCTCATAACGAATGGGTTGAAACTGCGCTAGACCGCAAGGTTGAGCAGAAATTAGCTAAAGAGCAACAAGAAGCCAGAGAAAAGCAGACTGTCGCAGAGAAGCAGGCATGGAAAGAGGAGCGCGAGGAATACTTGCGCGAAAACGCGGCTAAGGCTCGCGAGACGATCCCGAACTTTCAGGCTGTACTCACCGACAATCAGCACATTTTGGCTGAATTCCCGCCCCATGTCGTGGATGCGTTCCTGGACTCTGATAATCCGGCATATGCCTTTCATCAGATGATCGAGGACGGCTCTATCGACCTCCTGCTTCAAGCACCGAACGAACGCCGTGCGGCTGCGCTGATTGCAAAAGCGGAAGTGGCTGCTCTCACCCCCAAACCAAAACCAGTAACGGCAGCTCCCGCACCGCTTCAAGCGGCGAAGGGCTCTGCTCCCTCATCAAAATCGCCTGAGACCATGACGGGCAAAGAAATCCTGAAATGGCTCAAGTCTTAAAAGGAAATAGAACACAATGACTCAGACTATTAACAACGTCTCGGATGTAGGTAAGGTAATCGCGAAAGCGGCTGCCGCCATGCTTGCAGACAAAACGCAATTCCTCAAGTCCATCGACAAGGAACCCGCGTCCTCTTTCGGCCAAGTGAACGGATACAATGTTGGCGATACCCTCGCTATCAATAAACCGGCTCGCTTCATCCCGACTTCGACCGCTGACATTACCTCCACCCTTCAGGAAGTTGTCGAAGAAAAAACCACCCTCTCTCTGGATACCCGTAAAATCGTCGGCATCAACCTGACGAGCGCGGAAATCCAGAACACCCTCGCCCTGAAAGACTGGTCTAACCGCGTTCTCGATCCCGCAGTTTCGTCCATCGCTCAAGGTGTGGAAGCTGCTTTCCTCGAGAAAGCCAAAAACTGGTCTAACCATATCGTTGGTACGCCAGGTTCTACCACCTTCGACACCGACCTGTCTCTTGCGGCTCGCGAGAAACTGATGAAAGCCCTTGTCCCTCAGGACGGCAAGCTGTTTGGTTTGCTGGATTCCGGTGCAATGCGCTCCGCAGTCAACGCCCGTAAAGGCCTGTTCCAAAGCTCTGCTGCTATCGCTGAGCAGTACAAGGAAGGCTATGTTGGTTACGCTGACGGCTTCACCTACCTCGAAAACAACCTCGTTCCCCGCCATACGAACGGCGCGGATGTGGCTTTCTCGGTTGAATCTTCGGTTGTCACCATCGCAAACGGCATGTCTACGCTGGGTGTTGACGGTGTGACTGGCGGCGCGACCATCAAGGCTGGTACGAAGTTCACGATCCCCTCGTGCTATGACGTTCACCCGATCACCAAAGCAACCCTGCCGAACCTGAAGACCTTCACGGTCACTCAGGACGTTACGGAAGCTGGTGGCAACACGGTTACTCTCCAAATCTCTCCGGCGATCTACTACACCACGACTGACCCGCGCCAGAACGTCTCGGCAGCTCCGACTGACGAAGATGCCTGCACGGTTCTGACGGGTCTGGCTTCGACCGGCTATTCCCACAACCTGTTCTACCACAAGTCGGCCTTCCGCTTTGCGTCTGTCCCGCTGATGAAGCCGGACGGTGCGCATATGGTCGGCCAAGAGACTGTGGATGGCATGACGATCCGCGTCTGGATGGATGCTTCGATCCTGACCGACAAGATGATCATGCGCCTTGACTTCCTCGGCGGCTTTGCGGCTGTCCGTCCGGAATGGTCTTGCGTGGCGACCTCGTAAGGATGCTTGGGGGAGATTCAGAAAATGATCTCCCCCTTCTTCTTTTCTCAATCAAAAGGATCATCAAATGGCTAAGAACAAACTCCTGCATGAAGGGGCTTTGGACGCGACCGCACGCAATAAGATTAACGACAATCTTTCTGACGTATCGGTAGCTTCAGCGACCTTTTCGGCAACCTCCAGCGATACCGGCACTACCCTGACTAACGTAACGGGTATGGTGACGGACGAACTTGCACCCGGCACTTACAGCTTTGAAATCAACCTCGGCACGGTGGCAACTGCAAACTCCGGCCTGAAAGTCGGCCTTAAACAAGGCACGGCTTCAATGCTGACCTCCATTGAGTACCAAGCTATCGCAGGTGCGGCTGCTGCAACTGTCAACTCTCGCGGCACTACGGCAACGGACGCGGCAAGCATTATCGCCACCACTTCCGCTGTTCTGGTTGCCCGCATTACGGGTACGGCTGTAGTTGCAAAGGCTGGCACTCTCCAGCTGCAAGCGGCTCAGAACGCATCACACTCAGATACGACCTCGGTTTTCCTTGGCTCGTATATGAAGTTCACCAAAATCGGCTAACGCGAAACAGGGGCTTAAAAACCCCTGTTTTTCTTTCTGGAGGTTACATGCCTATTCCTATTCAACGTGCAAGCGCAGCAGTCTCGGCTTCGACGACCTCCGCATCCACGACCATCCCACTTAATACTAAATATGTCCGTATCGTCAACCCGACCACTGCTCTGTGCTATGTGACGAGTGGCTCTGGCTCTGCAACAGCCTTGGCAACCCACCCCGCAGTTGGCGCGTACAGCACGGAAATCTTCGAGATCCCAGCCGACCACAACACGATTGCGGTTCTCCTGTCGGCATCCACCGGCCTGATCGCTGTGATGGCGGTAGGTACGCCGTGATTAAACTCGTCAAGGGCGACCAGATTAAATTTAAGAGCAACCCTGACGTAATCGCACGACTTAAAGACCTTGGCTGGAAAGAGGAGGGCTCTATGCCTTCCCCAGAACAGCGCAAATCCTTCTTTCAAAGGCTGTTTAAATGACAACTGCACGGGATTTGATCTCCGGAGCTATGCGGCTTATCGGGGTACTCCGCAAAGGTGAAACCCCTGACGGAGACGAAGCAAGCGACGCGCTGGAAGCTCTTAATGCTCTCATCGCATCATGGTCGAATGAAAGCCTTATCTCATACGCCCGTGTTCGCGATACGCATACCCTGACACCCTCTGTGGGTTCTTACACCATCGGCACGGGCGCAACGATTAACACAGATAGACCCGTTCAGATCATTTCGGCTTATGTCTCATCTGGTGGCGTGGATTATCCGGTCACAATTATCAATGATGAGACTTACGACCAGAATATCAGCTTTAAAACTGTTTTGTCGTCTATCCCTGAGTATCTTAACTACTCGAACGAATACCCCAACGGCACGATCCGTCTTTGGCCTGTTCCTGCAACGGCCTTTGTCCTTCACCTGCTGAGTGAAAAGCCTATTGCGTCTTTTGCGACCTTAGATACTGACGTTGATCTGCCGACTGGTTGGGAACGCGCCTTGCGTTACGCTCTCGCCGTTGAAATCTCCCCTGAATACGGCTCAGAAGCCAGCCCCGTTGTGATTGCTACTGCCCGTGAAAGCAAAGGACTTATCATGCTGGCAGCAGCTAAAAACCGCCCCATGACCGCGCTGACGGAAGAATCCCGTCGCCGTACTATCCTGACGGATTACTAATGAAAGTCGGTTTAGTCGGTCAGTCATATCAGGAATGGTCTTTAAACTTCGATGCGCAGCGCACGGTCAACCTTTACCCTGTGGTTGACCAGTCCGGTAAAGAAGTAGCGGCTTTGTACGGAACGCCTGGTATTGAAGAATTTGCGCAAGTCACATTAGTAGGCAGCGCGGCCACAGGCGCATCTCGCGGAATGTTTACATCTGCAAATGGGCGTTGTTTCAGCGTTAACTCTAACCGCTTGTATGAGGTTTTTGAGGACGGCACGACCTCAAGCTTGGCGTTGCTGGGAACGACAGTATCAAACAGCACGGAAATTACCTCACCCGTCACAATGGATGAGAACGGCCAGCAGCTTGTTATCTGCGATGGTGAAAGCCTGTTCATTTATACATATGGAGGGACGGTCTCTGAAATATCTGACCCTGATTTTCCGGGCGCGGCGACGGTTTGCTTCATGGATGGCTTCTTTTGTTTTAACGATCCAGATAGCGGTCAATTTTATATCTCTGCTTTATATGATGGCTCATCTGTTGACGCTCTTGATTTTGCGACTGCTGAATCCGCACCGGACGATCTTGTAAGGGTTATCAAGTGCGGCTCTATCCTGTTTCTGATGGGAAAGAACACCATAGAACCGTGGGCGAACCAAGGCGGTGGAGATTTCCCGTTTGCGCGTATTGATGGCGGTGTAATGGATGTAGGCTGCGCAGCTGCTCACTCTGTCGCAATCCTTGACAATTCCCTGTTCTGGCTTGGCTCTGACCGCAGAGGCTCAGGTGTTGTTTACCGTGTTCAGGGCATGACACCGCAGCGTATCTCTACACATGCTATTGAATTGATCCTCTCTCGTGTTACCGACCTTTCATCAATTCGTGGATATACATACCAGAAGAACGGTCATCTGTTCTACGTCATGACTGGCGGGGGATTGCTTACAACTCTGGTTTATGACGTTTCAACGGGTATGTGGCATGAAAGAGCGTATCTTAATGACTCCGGTGAATGGGAATGTCAGATTGGCGTTACCTGCACTTTTGCCTTCGGAAAGCACCTTGTCGGCGACCGTCTATCTAACAAAATCTATGAGATGCATGAGGACATATACTCCGACAATGGCCGTGAAATCAAACGCCAGCGAACCTTCACCCACATTAACAACGAAGGTAAACGCGCAAGACTGAGCGAGCTGCAAGTGGATTTTGAATACGGTGTCGGCCTTACGTCAGGTCAAGGTTCTGACCCCGTGGCTAACCTAGAAGTATCCACAGACGGCGGTCATGACTTCGGTAATATGCTCCCAGTTTCGATTGGTAAAAAGGGAGACCGTAAGGCGCGTGCAGTATGGCGCAGGCTTGGATACGGTTCACAATTCACATTCCGATTGACGATTAGCGATCCTGTAAAAGTGGCTATCTGCGGTGCATACCTGAGATGAGACCGCCGTTAGAGAACGCAATAAACACGGCTGGTACAGTCTCTAGCCAATGGTCATTGTTCTTTAAATACCTCTGGAATGGCGACCAAGGGCAGGATTACACACCGACTGCGACTAGTCTTACAGGAACGGCGACGATCACAGGACGCTATTACAGGCTCAGCAAAGGCCTATATTACCTCCGCATCCGCATCGTTCCCGCAACGGATACCAGCTCTGTTGCAGGCACTACCTACGCATCATTTCCCCTGACTGTTCCTGCGTTCGGGAATCTCGGCGTTATCAACGAAACCACAAACCAGTCAATCGGTACTGCCGTCATCACTTCAAATGGAAGGATATATCTCCCCACATGGACAACGGTAACAGCCCCGATAACGATAAGCGGCATTATCGAAGCTCAGTAAATTGGGAGTTTTGCCCGCTTCACGAAGCTAAAGAACGCATCATAAAATTCTTCCATGCTGAATGGCTTGAGATTGAAAGCCAAGAGTATCCTGAACCCGAGGTTGACTGGCAGCTATACGATGCTCTGAGCAACGCAGGCATGGCATACGCGCTACTTGCGAAATGTGATGGTGTAGTTGTTGGATACAACGCCTTCATGATTAACAGGCATATCCACTACCCGAAAACAAAGATTGCTTCTCAGGTTGGTATGTATCTAGAGCCTGAATTTCGCAAGGGCTTCACCGGCATTAACCTGATCAAACGCGCTGAGCAGGAACTAACGAAACTCGGCGTGAACCGCATCAATTATCAAATCAACGCACCCACTCTTGAAAAGATTCTTCGTCGCTTGGGATACGAGGAAACAGCGGTGCTATTAACGAAAAGGAAAGTGTAAATGGGAGCAGATCCGGTATCAGCTGCGATTGGTTTAGGTGGAAGTCTTATTTCTGGTGCTATGTCAGGTGATGCCGCAGATGCACAATCAGCAGCAGCAGGTCAAAGCCTAAAGCTGCAAAAAGATATGTACGACCAGACACGGGCAGACCTTGCGCCATATCGTGACGTAGGTAACGCAGGCTGGTACAAACTCGCCCAGTTGATGGGGCTTTATAACCCGAACGCTACTTCATCCAGTAAAACTCTCATCGGTGGAAATCTCCCCTCTGCTACGGCTACAACCAACGCGTCAGGCCAGCAAGTCCTCAGGGGGGCTGGCGGTGATATCACGATCCTTTCTGAAAAGGATGACGGGTCTAAACGCATCAGAACGCCTTATGGTGTTATGTGGGTCGGCGCAGATGGTATGCCGCGAGGACAAGGGAAGATCGGCAAAGCTGAAACATGGCTTATGACCCAAGGCGGTCTTAACGGGTTCTCTAATGCTAATACCTCTGCAAGTGCAGGGACAATGGCAGACCAGACTCCCCCGAGCGACTTCGGAAGCTTGCTACAGAAGTTTGATAATAGCGTATTTGAAAAAGACCCGGGCTATCAATTCCGCATGGATGAGGGTAACAAAGCCCTGAATAATTCCTTGGCTGCTAAGGGTGGTTTGCTATCCGGTGCTGCTGCGAAAGCCGCGACCCGCTATAACCAAGACTACGCATCAAACGAATACAACACCGCATATGGCCGTTTTAACGCTGACCAGACCAACCTTTATAACAGGCTGATGGGCTTTGCGGATAAAGGCCAAAGCGCGGCTGCTGGCACGGCAGGGGCTAACAACCAATACGCCGACGCTGCGACAGACCTTTACACGGGTATCGGCTCCGCTAAAGCTAATGCTGCAATGAACCAAGGATATTTTATGAACCAAGGTCTCGGCTCCCTGATGAACACCTTTGGTGGTTCTAGCTATAGCGGCGGTTTATATGGCGGCGGGCAGACAGTCACCAATTCTCCTTATGGAACAATCAACTGGTTTAAAAATTAAGGGAGTAAGTCATGCCTTGGGATTTCTCAATGTACGGTCGGCAGATTCAGGCAGACCAGAACGCTAAAATGCTTGAACAAAAGAACATGGTTGCGCAGCGCGGCGGTAATACCCCTGCTGCCATCCAGATTGCCAATGAGATGCAAAAAGCACTCCAGTCTGGCGATATTGAGCGTTATAACATGCTTGCTCTGGCTGCCAAGACGCTGCCGAAGGGAATGAACTACGGAGAGAACGGTGCAATCCAGAACATGCCCGGTGTTGAAGGCTCTATGTATGGGCAGAATTACTCACAGAAGCTTGGCGATCAAAACGCAATAAAAGACACGGCAGAGGAAATCGAGCGCAGAAGGGCGATGGGTGCGCCTATCCCAACCCCCGCGCTTCAAGATATCAATAACGAAAGCGAGACAGTTAATTCAGTATCCAGCCTGAATGACAGATTAAAGGACTATAAATCGATGTTGGAAGATGGTCGCCTTGACCTCGGCCCCGCGCAAAACATCATTAGCTCTAGCCGTAACTTCCTTGGTGAGAGTAACCAAAATAGCGTTAACTACGGAAATTTCAGAGCTGACCTTGAACGTCTGCGTAACGAAAGCCTTCGCCTGAATAAAGGTGTTCAAACTGAGGGCGACAGCCAACGGGCATGGAATGAATTAATGGGTTCTCTGAACGACAGCAAAATGGTTGCAAGTCGCCTAGAGAATATCATGAACATCAATAACCAAGCGGTATCAGCTAAAAAGTCCTCAATCGGTCGAACATACGAAAACTACGGTCGCAATCAAAACCAGAACATGCCGCCTAATCTTCCTCCCGTGTTTGACGGCCTTGCAATGCCCCCCGCAATGCCTGCGCCTGATGCCCCACCAGTTCAAGGCGCAAAGCCACGCCTGCGCTATAACCCCGCAACCGGAGATTTTGAATAATGCCAATTGTCGAAGTTGACGGGCAGGAACTGGAATTCCCAGACGATATGCCGGAAGACCAGATCAAGGCCGTATTGCAGAAGAAATTCTCACCCCAACAGCCGAAACCCGAAGGTCTGGAAAGCCGTGCAGTACGCGCTACGATGGGCGCACTTGACCCTGTAATGGGCGTATCCCAGATGATGCCCCGCGCTATCGGCTCTGTCGCTGGCGCACTTGGTTTTGATAACGTAGAGAAGATTGGCGACCAGTTAGCCGGTAACATGGACAAAATGGCAAAAAGCCGTGAGGACTGGTACAACCAAGCAAAGAAGAACGAAGGCATCACCGGCTTTGACGGTATGCGCCTGATGGGTAACGTCCTGTCCCCGATGAACGCTCTACCCGTTAAAGGGGCTGCAATGCTTCCCAAAGCGGCTTCTTTAGGTGCGCGTATAGGTCAGGGTGCTTTGATGGGTGCGGCTTCAGGCTCTATGACACCTGTAACCGATCCTGCTGAAAGCTTTGCTATGCAGAAGATGAAGCAAATCGGCATGGGAGCAGCGGTTGGTGGTGCTATCCCTGCGGCTGGTGAGGCTGTTGCACGGATGATTAAGCCGAATGTCTCAGATAACGTGCAGATGCTAATTGATAGCGGTGTACGCCCAACGCCAGGACAGATTTTAGGCGGTCGTGCGCAGGGTATGGAGGATAAACTTACATCCATGCCATTCCTCGGTGGCTCGATAACAGAAGCCCGTAAACGGGGATTTGAGGATCTTAACCGCGCAGCTGCTAATCGCGCATTAGAGCCTATCGGCCAGACCTTGCCTAAATCTGTCGGTGTCGGCCATGAGATGGTCAATTACCTCGATGATACCTTGGGCAAGGCATATGACGATATTCTGCCTAGCCTGACTGGTAAAGTTGACCAAGAATTTACCCAGAGAATGGATGAACTGACAGGGATGGTTGGTGAACTTCCTGAAACCATGCAAAAGCAGTTTCAGAACATCCTGAAAAACAATCTGAACAACAAAATCAGTCCGAACGGTACGATCACCGGAGAAAGCCTGAAAGAGATTGAAAGCGTCCTTGGCCAGAAGGCTAGGGGATACATGAAAAGCCAAGACTTCGACCAGCAGCAACTTGGCGATGCTATCCGTCAGGCGCAGGCGAATGTCAGGGAGTGGCTTGCAAGGCAGAACCCAGCACAAGCAGACAAACTCCGCGCTATCAATGAAGGATGGGCAAACTACACCCGTATCCGTGAAGCTGCGGGGTCTGTAGGCGCAAAAGAAGGCGTATTCTCACCCGCACAACTGTCTAACCGCGTCAGGGCGATGGGTGGAAAGACCGGCTATGCAAAGGGCAAGAACCTGATGCAAGACCTGTCAGACGCTGCAAAGGATGTGCTGCCGAACAAATACCCTGATAGTGGAACGGCTGGGCGGGTAGGCCTTGGCGCGATGATGGCAGATGGCGGGAAGCATTTACTTGCTCTGCCTGCTCTCCCTGCGCTGATGGCAGGTAACGCAGCATATAGCCGTCCCGGTGTCGCATTGCTTGAAATGATGTTGGCAAACCGTCCACAAGGGGCTCAGGCAGTTGCCGATGGTGTCCGTAAGATTACCAGCCCGTCAGACCTTGCGAGACTTCTTATGGGTGGAGCGCGTGCGCCAAGAGTCCCTACAACGCCTTAACCACGGCATACCGTAAAACGCCATAAACGACCAAAAACCCGCTACTGCGGCAATTCTAATAAACTGCTCATCCATCCGGCGATGATAGCAAAACCATGAATCCTGAACAAGCCCCAATAAGGGGCTGTTTTTATTTGGAGAACACATGACACAAGTTCCTCTCGTAGCCCCGCGCACCCAATACTTTGACAACAACGGCGACCCTCTGGCACTCGGTAAAGTCTATTTTTACGCAGCCGGTACAGATACACCGAAGGACACCTACACCAGCAGCACAGGTGGCGCGACAAACACCAATCCAGTCATTCTGGACTCATCCGGTCGGGCGGCAATTTGGGGGACTGGTGCTTATAAGGTTGTCCTGAAAGACGCGAACGATGCAGAGATTTGGACGGAGGATAACTATACGGCGTTCTTCGCAAGCGCAGCTAATACGTTTGCGGATGATGTGTTTATTGTCACGGATAACTCCGACACGACGAAAAAAGCTCGGTTTGAGTGTTCTGGCATCACGGCAGGCCAGACCCGAGTTTTCACCTTCCCGAACGCCAGCACTACGTTGGTAGGCGCAGACAATTCCCAGACATTGACGAATAAATCCCTGACCGCCCCGACGATCAGCCAAGCTAACTTCCTTTACAAGAGCGAACAAACCGTTGCAGTCGGTACGACAGTTGACTTTTACGCCTCGGACACTCCACGCATTTTGCTGGATGGAGCAGGCGCAACTATCACTTCATTTGGGACTAGCAGCCTTGCCATCGCTCAAGATTTCACCGTCCGGTTTAACGGCATCAATACTATTGTCCATGACGGCACGGACCTTATCCTGCCTCAAGGTAGAAACATTGTCACCGCATCAGGAGACCTAATTGGTGTCCGTGCGGGTACTGGTGGAGGATGGCGCGTCCTTTGGCACACTCCCGCAGCTTCACTCGCGACTTATCAAGCTACGCCCTCTAACCCAACCGGCACATCAAACACCACCGGCCTGATGATGGGTCTTGCTGGCGCATTTACCCCGATGCGCACCGGTAACTGCATGATTATCATCAGCGGTGACATGACAAACGGCACGGCATCCAGCGGCTCTAAAGTTCAAATTCGCTACGGAACGGGAACTGCACCCGCAAACGCTGCTGCATTGACTGGTACGGCAGTTGGCAACCTTGTCCGGTATGTTGGCTTAACTGGCTCTACCACGCTAGAAGTCCCGTTCTCCTGCAACGCGGTTGTTACCGGCCTAACCATCGGCACGGCAATCTGGATTGATATCGGTCTTGCATCCATCACTAGCGGCACGGCCTCAATTAAGGATGTGAGTATTTCCGTGATTGAATTGCCATGATAGCAACCCCTGAAAAGCCCTATATCACCAAAGAAACCACCCCAGACGGGCGTACTGTTTACAACGTCTTTGACGGCCAGAAATGGCATCCGGTGATTGTCGATGGGTGATCTATGGCACGAGGTAAAAGACTGGCTCATCCCAATCATAGGTGGTTTCGTGGCATGGACGCATAACCGGCAGAGCAAGGCCGAGGAACGTATCGGGGAACTGGAAAAGCACGGTGTCACCCGAACGGAATTGAACAACCTTCAAGACAAGATCGACGGAAAACTAGACCGCATCTTGGACAAGCTCGACCAGAAAGCCGACAAATAGAAACCTCTACAGGAGGCTACATGGAAATAGTACCCGCGTTGGTACTGCCATTGCTATTGCTCATATGGTGTCGGAAATGAGAACCCTTTTTCTCGACACGGAAAACGCCCCCAACATCACGGCAACATGGGGTATCCACGAACAGCATGTGAGATACGCTGATATTGTACAGGAATGGTTTTTCCTCTCTGCTCAATGGAAATTCCTAGGCGATAAAAAGACCTCTCACATATCCCTGCTGGACGGTGGAAAGCGGTACATAAAAGACCATACCGATGATTATGTTGTCGTCAAGAAATGCCATGACCTGCTGAACGAATGTGATCTTGTCATCGGGCATAACATCAAAGGCCATGACCTAAAGAAGCTCTACGCAAAATTCCTAGAGCATGGGCTTAACCCACCTAAAGAGCCGTTTGTTATCGACACCTACCAAGTATCCAAGAAATTCGGCTTTACCTCCCGCAAGCTAGGGGATTTGTGCAAGAAGCTGGAACTGGCTGGAAAGCTCGAACACGAGCCGGGCATCTTCCTGAAAGCATCCCAAGGCGACGTTCTCGCGCTCCGCAAGGTTGTGAAATACGGCATAGGCGACATTCCTACACTCGAACAGCTTTACATCAAGCTCCGTCCATACATCACAAACCATCCGAACCAGAACGCCTACAACACGAAAGGCTGCTGCCCGAATTGTTCCAGTACCCACTTCCAAAAGAAGGGCAAGGACAAGGGCAAGCTGTCGTATATGTGCTGCGACTGTGGACGTAGGTTTAACGAGGACTCCATGAAGAAGGTTGGTAAATTCCTGTGAAATGCATCGCCTGTGCCATAGCCGGTTCTGTCGTTACTGCGGCTGTTCTCCTGTTCCTGCTTTATCAACTGTTGGAGGTGTTTTCTTGAAGCGTACCCGTACCGATTACATCGTAGTGCATTGCTCGGCAACTCCTGCAACCAGAGATATTGGTTTCAAGGAAATAGACAGTTGGCACCGCGCAAAAGGCTGGAAGGGCTGCGGATACCATCTCATCATTCGCCGTGACGGTACGCGGGAGATCGGCAGGGGCATTGATGAAGTAGGGGCGCACGTTGAGGGCTATAACAGCCACTCTATCGGTGTTTGCCTTGTCGGTGGTACTGACGCAAAGCTGAAGCCTGAAAACAACTTCACGCCTGCCCAGATGGGTGCATTGTGGCAAGTCCTCGAACAACTCACCGTCATGTTCCCTAAAGCGGAAGTCCTCGGACACCGTGACCTGAACGCGGGTAAGGCCTGCCCGAGTTTCGACATCAAGGCCGCATACGCTCAACACCTACACAACGGAGAATAAAACATGCAAGCACTTGTCATTGGCGCAATCGTGCGCGGTCTAATCCAACTCGCTGCCGGTGCAGGTGTCGCACTTGCCCCTGATGCAGCAACCCAAATCGCTGCTGGCGTTGTCGCTCTCGGTACTCTGGCATGGTCTATCTATCAAAAGAAGAAAACCGCTAAGTGATCGAATACCTAAAACTGGTCTTATCCCTCTCAGGTATTGGCTGGTTTGTTTGGCTTAGAATTTCAGGAAAGAAGGAAAAACGATGAAACAAGGATTTATCGCCATTGTCATGGTCGCCATGCTTGCTTCGTGTGCTGGCTATAACCGTGACTGTAATCGAGATGTCGGGGCTGCTGAGATTGCCGTAACTGAAGCATACAAGACCCTCACAGAACTGTACATGACCGGCATCATCGACAAAGACAAAGCCAAGAAGGCCTTTAAAGTCGTTGTTGCTGCCAGAGCAGCCGTAGACCGTGCCGATGAACTGTGCAAGCTGCAAGATCCTAAAGTGACGGATTATCTCGTGCAGGCGGCTCAGGCACTGGCGCAATTCTCGACCTTAACCGGAGGCAAATAATGGACAAGAACATGATCGCAGCAATCAACGCAGCTATTGGGCTTATTACGGCAGGCACTGAGATTTTTCAAATGCTGAAGGGAAAAGACAAACTGACGGCAGAGGAAATCAGGGCAATCATCGACCTGAACAACCAGAAACAGGCCGAATACCACGCTGCATTGACGGAGATGCTGAAAGATTAACCTTGGAGGCTTCAATGATTATCAACGCCCAAATCCCTGCCAAGCCCCTTGACCTTCACCCTGACGGAACTGCGGAAGTGTTCTCATTCTGTGACTTTGTGGAATCCTCGGATAAATGGCTGTGGTGCAGTCTATGTGAGGAGGACTTTACTTATAGGCTTCCCGACACCATGAAAACAGGACAGGTACGTTGCGCCTGCTGCTCTCATATCGGAAATGTGACGCATCCACCGGTTAGGCGTGATTACTGACCTTCTGGTGGTGTCCAGCCCATAGCAATTAACGCCTTGCGCGTTTGCTGTTCCTTGGTCGAAATCACCTCACGAGAAATGCGCCTCATCTCATTATCCAGAGTTTCGTGGATGATTTGACCGTCCGTATTCCAACTCGTGTTTACCGTGATTTTCATGCCCCGATTATACCAAAATCCCCTGAATCTTTCAATGGAGGTACTATGTCTGAAGACCTCAATACCGTCACGAAAGTTAACTTCGCTGAAAAGAAGGCAGAGGAAAAATGGAACGTCGAGCCCGAAAAGGGGATTCCAAAATTCCTGAAAGATTGCGCAAAATACGCCAAGGATAAGAAGGTGACGAGCGTCCTAGTTATGATGATCGACCAGGACGAGGATGTTGATTGGGTATTCCACACCGACAATGACCACCACAAAGCCCTGATGTGCCTGACCCTCGAAGATGTACGGGGGGATATTAAGGCCGACCTGTTCAATGAGACGGAGACGGACATTTAACCGGACATAACGCGCAGAAATACAACGTAGTGCCGATAAGCGAATGTCTAGTTTTTTTGATAAAAAACATGACATTGAGTCATCAAATACCCCACGATTTTCTGACTTCTCCTTGCCTATTTTCTGCCGGACAACTCCGGTATCAACTCCTCCAAAGCCGCCTTGAACTGCTTGTCCACATACGGCCTGTCGTTCATCCAGACCTTTACGATGGTGATTGCGCGGTGGCGTTTGCTCTGGGCGCGTTCCGCTCTGGTGTCCGTGCTGCCGTATTGCATGTTCCCTCTTTGTTCCACGTGAAACATACGGTGATTCGGGGGCGGGAAGCAATGTTCTCATGCCGTAAAACGTGAGAATTTGGGGTATATTCCTTATTGTGGCTTGTATATATCTGATTTCAAATGAATATCTAGATTGATTATGTGCCTTGGTAAGGGGGAGGTCGGCGGTTCAATCCCACTCAACAGCACCATTTAAATCAATCAGTTACCTTGAATCCCTCGGATATAATTCTTAATTTTCGTGTCCATAAATGCATGAACGTGTACGGAACGATTCATGAACCGCGTGAAATATCCGTGAAGTCGGGTAATTTGTCGATTGCGTCAATAAGCCCCTTTTCAGGAACGTGGATATAGGTGTCGTGAACGGCCTTCCGGCTATGCCCCAATATGTCCTGACGAGTCTCACGGTCAATTCCAGCCATTTGCAGCCATGTTGCGCAGGTATGCCGGAAGTCATGCCATGTCAGCTTTGCAACCTTGGCATTTGTCAGGACGGTATCCCTAGCCTTACGGGCGACATTCCCGCCACGGTAGTTTCGGATATACCCGCGTGATGATTTTCGAAACGGCTTCAGGACAGAACCCTTCTTAACCTCAACCACCTCCAGTTCCCTGACCACGGCTTTATGAAGCGGAACACCCCTCCCTTTGCCCGTCTTGGACTTCCTGACGATCAGCCAGCGTTTCTCTAAATCCACATCCTCCCATTGCAAAGCGATTGCCTCGCCCATTCTAAGCCCCGTATAGGCCAGCAGGACGGCTATACGCTTGATATGGGCGTACCGCTTCACCGCAGCGTCACAGATGGCTGCAAGCTCTTCCACGGTGGCATAGCGTGGCTTCCTGACCTTCTCTCCAGCCTTCGGCCTGCGCCACTTGCGATAGGTGCAAAAATCCGACGATGCCGCGTAATTCATCACGGCTATAAACGGGGTATATGCCTGCCGGTTTCTGGTGGCGTTCGAAACGTCAGGGTATAGCCTCAAGGCCAGCGCATCCAAGTCTGACTGGCGCAGCAGGTCAACCTTACATTTCCCAATATCCCTGACGATAGGTTCTAAGTACTGGTCACTCCCGCCCGACTTCATGTACATGTCAGCTGCGGTCGCAAAGATTATGCCCGTTCTAGTTCCTGAGGCATGGGCTTTCTTGATCTCGGCTTCCCGCCGGTCGCGGTAATCCTCGGCGAGGGCTTTTTCAACGAGTTGAGTACTCTCGTATATTCCCTGTCCGCAGACAGTTCCCCTGATATACCATTTGGCTGAGTTTTTGACCTTGACGAGCCTGAGCATGTCATTTTCTCCACGAGTTCCTGAAATTGCAGTTCCGTCAACCGCCATTCACGCTTCCCGAATACGACATGGGAAACCTTGTGTTCAACGATTTTCGAACGGACATACCGGCGCTTATTGGGCGGGGTGTAGTTCTTGCAGGGCTCGCCAAGCATATCGGCTACGGTTTCAAGGGAATACATCTCAATCATGCTTTTTTCCTCCCTGCCTTGTTATATTTCGGGTTCTCGGCCTGAATAGCTGCCCGTTCAACCTTTAGAGCCTCCACGCGGCCAATGACCGTTTCTGTAGTTGTTCTGGCAACCTCAGGAAACCACGGGGATTTCTTAGCGTGTTCCTTACGCCTCCATGATTCCGCACCAGATATGCCGATATAAAGAAGCACACCATCGGCATCAAAATGCCTGTAAAGAGTGTATGGGCATTTATGCTCTGTTTTGCGGCAGATCATATCCATCATGAAAGATTCATCGTTCATCCTTCCACCTCTGGCGGCTGCGGTACAAACCATTCTTCAATATTCATGCGTTGCGTGAACACATACGATCCTTTTGGGAAATAGTGTTTTTTGCCTGATTTCTCTGTGATGATAATTTCTTTGTCTGTTTCATTCACTTCGCAGGATTCGTGAATATACACCACACTAGGCGTCCCATCCCTCGGCGCATCATCCATGTTTTTGTTCCAGGTCATTTGCTCAAATCCTTCAAATTTTCAATGCCGTGTTTATTGTAGAAGTACCTACGTAAGATATTTCGGATATTACGCTTTCCGTCTGGGTTCATGCTGTGGACGCTAAATGTAAAATCCTTGGTTATGGTTTCGTGACCATCCATATCCATCTCGATAATCTTTTTGGCAATATCCATTCCCGTCTTTTCTTTACTGAAATCTCCGCTGTAATGCTCAACCGATAAGTCATGGTCAAAGGCGATACGCTGCGGTTTATGCTTCTCGATAAACTCCATTGCAGAATCGTAATTAGTGACCAGATTCCACTCCGAATTATTGAACCCGCAATCGCTCGGCTGTCTGGTGTCGTCAATGAATAGCTTCATCCTCTCACTCCCTCTCGTTGCCCTGCGGGGTGGTTAACCCCAAATTAATTCTAAGAATTGCTGCACTAGAAACATAACAACTCCGATGCACACTCCTTCGATAATGAATGTCATTCCTTCCCCCTCGCAAGCTGTCGGATGGTGGTGAGGGCTTCTTTGGCATAGCGCATATAATCGTCACGCTGCACCCGCACCTTATCATGGCTCAATTCAATGTAGTCTCTGGCAATGCTTTCTAGGGTTCTCTCCGCTTCTTCCAACGCCGCGATGTATTTCGGCAGGGCGGTGGCGGCTTCAATAACACTATCAAGTGATTTAACAGCTACGTCAAAATACTGATTTGATAACTGTTCAGAAGTCCGTTCTCGAACAATGAACCGATCTTTTACGTGGGCAATATCTACCGCCAGCTTCTCTTTCGTGAAGGTCATTTCTTCTTCCTCTCAATCGGGGTTATGAGGACGGGGCTTTCCGCGCTCATTTCTTTTCTCCGGTGGGTGGGGTGGATGTACCATAGGAAGTTACAATTTGATGTGGTGGGCAGCTAGGGCAATAAAAACCGTTGTTCCAATACAGTAAACTGCGGCATCTATCGCAATGTCCAAAGCCTGAGAATGTGCGCATAATTAAATTTTCTCCAACTCCGCAATGTCGATTTTGTCGGGCATTATTTGGACTCCTTGGGCGGCAGAAGGGAGAGGGCTAACTTTATTGCCCCTTCGTTCATCCAGTCTTGCGATGTATATTCACCGTCACATGACCATGCGTAGCTGCTTCGTTTGGACGCTTCCCGCACCCTCTCCAAATCCACAGGCGCGGATTGGGCGCGTTTAACTAACTGTTTAAGGCCTGATACACCATCGGCAATATCCTCCAACGCTTCATTGTATCCAAACAAATTAGACCACTCCGGAGAATTACCAGTCACCAAGTAATACGCCTGCGACATAGCTTCTTCCGCTGCATCGCGTTCAGTAATCAGCTTCTCCACCTCGTTCTCAGAAATGTGCGGCATTTAGGTGTTCCTTTTATTTGCGCGGTTTTTCGCTGCTTCGGCTGTCCATCCCTGCAACTGGTTGGCGACAAAAACGGCATCTTCATCCGACATATCGTTGAAGTGTATGGTGCGCTGCTCATTCGTGTTGACGAAGCCTGTTTCAAAATCTTTGCCAAGGCTTTTCATGAAATCTTTAACCCATGATCTGGCTTTCTCAGGGTCGGTAATCGTTTCGTTGATATGGCTGATACGCATGTCATTCAGTCCTTTTGATGATGAGGCCGTGGGGGTATTTGTCGGCAATGTTATTCGCTATGTCGCCCTCTATGCCGTAACGTGCCAATTGTGCATCAATGAAGGCGTAAAATTCCTCCACCGTCACCACTTCCGGCGCGTGGGGATACTCGCAATCCTGCAACGGTTTCAAGTTAGGCCTAAATTCGCCGTAACCGTATTTCTTGCGGTCGGCGATTGAAACTTTAGGCGAGGGGTTTGTGCAGCTTTCGCACACGCCGCCATCACGAAAAGCAAAGCCGCATGTCGCACAATTCAGGAATTGCTTACGGAACAGGCGATAAAACCGCACCATATCTTCCGTGACGCTCTCCCCTTGCGCTTGCGCGGGGGTGGGGTGGTTAGATAATTCCGATAGCCTTGCGTCAACTCTGTCAGCCAGATATTTTTCAAATCCTTCTGCTATGTGATAACGGGTTTTGTTTTCTTCTGTTTCTGTCACGCTGACAAAATGAATAGTGTATTCTTTCCCGTTGTTCTCCACAGTCTTTTGGCTATACCAGATTTCATCCGGCATCGCGGCGGCTTCGTCTTTGGGGTTGGTCATGGTTTTCTCCCGTCTATAAACCAAATTCCTCGCATGAATTTTTGATATGTCATGTTAAAAACTCGGCAAAAATTTTCTATGTCGTGAAGCATAATCCTTTGTCGGCCTCCCTCAATATTGGCAATTGTCGGCCTTGATGTTTGCATACGCTCGGCCAGTTCTTCCTGCGTCCACCCCAGAAAATCCCTGACCTCTTTTATCCTACGCCCGACAAGTTTATATACAGGCTCGATTTCACCTTTCAGGTTTTCAATCAAACCGGAATTTCTCGGGTCACGATTGGCGATCTCTATAAGGCTGTCAGTTTCATTACCCATCATCTACTCCTTAGACCGGAAAGATCGGAGGGCTTTATTTGCTGCGCCCATGCAATCCTCTGGATGATTAGGTGAACCACCATCAGGCGGAACAAGGCATCCGTTTGCGATAAATTCCAACGCCTCCACCAGCCCTTCAACCCGCTTGTCGGGGTGCTGGCGGGTGGCTTCCTGAATTTTTAACGCGTCCTCCCTTGTTATAATCACATAGTCTTTCATTGCGCCTT